ATGAAGGACATGCAGGCGCACTTAGAGAAGCTTCGCGTCGAAGCGGAGGAGTGCGAGCTGATCAGCAAGCTGGCGACTAATCCGACAAAGAAAGAGCTGTTTGCCAAGCTGGCGGCACACCACCGGGAGCTAGCTGATGAGGTCGAGCGGACCATGAAGGCCTCAACCTAGGAAGTCCGCTAGTCAGCGGCGCGGGAGATTATGGCCACCCTGCGCAAGTGGCCTTGCATGGCTCCATTCCTACTGCGGGACAATTTCCCGTAGCATCCCGGTGCAAGGACCGCACATCGATTTGCTATCCTCTGCGTATGCCAAGCACCTTCACCCACAGGGGCGTCACCTTCGACGTAAAACGCCTATATGATGATCAGTTCGAGATAATCATTGAGATCGGCGGAGAAACGACCCGCCATACCGTGCGCACACGATTGGCGGAGCTCGCAAAGCGCCGGGCCGAGATGCTGATCGATCGTAAGCTGAAAACAAAAATTAGGCCTGTGTAGGCCGCCCCAGTTGGCGGCCTCATAACAGAAATCGGCCCCAGCACCTCTGGGGGCCTAGAGGCCGGTGCCGGGGCCAGTCGTCCTATGATGAATCGGGACGTGACCCGAGGCTTTAAAACTAACACCAGTGTCAGAAATTGCTACTTCTTCCCGATGCGGTCGGTGTCTTAGTTTGTCGCGGCAAGTGTCCTAACTGGACGGCGTAATAAGAAAGGGCCCCAGCGGTGAAGCTGGGGCCAGTGTGTAGCTGGGCGTCTCAGTGCCTGTAGCGGGGCGGCACCGAACAGGGCGACCAATGCCCCTGCCTGCGCTTCGTTCCTACTCATGAAAAAGGACCCCAGCATCCGGATCATGCTGGGGCCAATCTGGATCGAACCGCTGTTCACCGAGTAGCAGCGACCATCGTAACTAGGGCTGAAAAAATAGGAGATGAAAATCACCTGCCCGTTGTTGCTCGGATCATCGCAAACGACGCGCCCGTCCGAAAATAACCCGTGTGAATCCTGAGACGATTTCCGCTTATTCCCGAAACCTTGACGCCGCCGTCGAAGCGAGTTTGAATTCATTCCTCGGCTCTCTCCAGGCCGAGAACCCCTACCGCACAAGGCGGGGCCCCGGAGAAGCGCCAAACCGGGGCCTCTGCTGCGATTCGTAAAATCGGCCCGGGATACCTATCTTCCGGGCATGCCGATAACCCGAAACCCGCTGGAAATCCCGCCCGAGGTGGCCCGCCAATTCGCCGCCAAGATGCAGGCGTTCCACGCGGAATACAGCCCGCTCAAGCGGGACGAGATCGCCGCGGACACCAGGCACCTGCTCCTCCAGCATATGCCCAAAGGTGCTAAGCTGCGGCTGGCGGATGTCCTCGAACTGTTCGATCTGATGCGATGACCAAAGACGCTTTCGATCAATGGTGGGAATGGGCCCCGAAGCCGGTGGAGAGTCACTTGGCGATCCCGGTCGAGATCTGGCGTCCAGTCTCCGAACTCTCACCCGAGGATCGGCTTGACCGCCAGAAGGTCAATGAAGCTGTGGCGAGGCACAACAATGGATGAAGATGACGACGTAATCCCCTGCCTCAAATGCGATGTCGAAATGGACCTCCAAGCCCCCAACGATGCAACGTTGAATAAATGGGCCGCCGATGCACTTCGTCGGCTAGCGGACACGCTTGAGAGGAATGAACTTGAATCGGGACATCACGATTTGAAGGACAACGTTGGGAAAACGATCGGCACGGTCTACGTTGACTATTACGGGTATGATGATGACGAACCGCGGCTGCCTAAAGGTTTCGAACCCGAATAGAAAAGAAGCCCGACGCCGATTAAGGCGCCGGGCCGGATCCAGAACTCCATCACATCCTGGCTTTGATGAAGTCCGCGAGGTGGTTCGCGGCTCGCGCCAGTGAGGCGGAGGCCTCCTTCAGCTCGTTCTGAGCCTTCTTCAGCCGCTCTTCCTGCTGGGTGAAATCTTTGTCCCCGCGGCCGTCGTCGGCGAAGATGCGTCGAAATTGATTGATGATCTGGTTCATCGCCTTGCCCGTATCTCGGAGGTCAGGGCTTCCAACGCGGTACGCGTGCTGTGAATGGCCTCGGCGAGGCGATCGGCTGCCAAAACGCGCTCGTCATAGCTTTCGGTCAGCTGGTTTTCGAGCAGCTGGATTCGGATATCCTTCTTCGCTTCGCGTTGCTCGGACTTGTAAAGCGAGTACACAAGAATGACGCAGATCAGGCCCGCCGGGCCGAGTTTCAATAGCTCCTGTGCCAAGTCCACTTCGCATTGCCCTACCGCTTAATGATGCGCGCCACATTTTCGAAGGTGCGCTTTCCGAAGTAAAAGCTCATCACGAGCCCAGCCCACATCGAGACATCGCCCTTAAGCGGCGGCGTTGTGCCGAGCCCGAGCACGGTGTCCCAGATCACGCACTTCGCAAAAAATACCAGGCAGATATAGAACGCGAGCTTTTCCGGCTCCCAAGGATGGCCGATCTCGGCAATGCGCAATTGCATCTGCGCCTGCGTCTCGGCTGTCTGTGCGGCGATTTCAGAAGCCGCAAGGTCAGCCGCAATCTTGTTATCGACATTGCCGGCCTTCAGCTTTTCCCGATATGCATCGATCAGTCCCTTGATGACGGGACCGCCGATAAAACCGATGATGGTCTCCCACATCGGTCAGGTCTTTCCGACCGACCGCAGCCGTGCCGCGATGGTGATGGCCGAGATCCCCATCATCACGTAGGCGAGATACTGCGGGTTATCTTTCAGAGCCTCCATGACCTGCGCTTTCAAGTCCGGATCGCCGAGCGCCGTGGCGATCGGATCGAGCCACTGGAACACCGTCCCGATCCCGGTCAGGAATAGGCCCCAGAGCACTGTGACCGAGCGGCCCATGAGCGCCCAGACCTTGCCCCAGAACGTGTCGGCTTCGGCGTAGAAGCTCTTGAGCGCCGGAATCGCATGGAGCACCGGCCGCAGAAACATGAAGTACGCGCACAGCGCGCCGGGCACGACCAAGATCAGCCAAAGCATCGTTATTTCCTTCCAAGGATCGATTTAAACAGGTCAACAAAAAAGGCTCCGAGGGAGCCTTTGGCGGGAGACGTGACTGATGGAGTGGATGGCGGCGGCTTCGGCACCGGAGGCGGCTTTGGAGCAGCGTCTGCTTTCGTCATGTCCCACGATATCGAGGAATCGATCTGCATCATCGCCAGCAGTAGGCCGGCACATCCGAGCTGCTGGTCCACCACGTTTGGATCGTACACGCCATCGCGAACATATTTTCCCGAGACATACTGATCGGTACTAGACCAGATGTAAGGCGATGGCCGCCCTTTGTTGGCGTAACCGAGCCCATTGTACTGCTCGAGCATGGTCAGCGTGCCGCCGATCGACCAGTCCTTGTTTCGGGCAGCGAATGGCGCGCAGTTGACCAGCGCGTCGTAGGCGCCGTCCTCCCAGGTCTTGAACGGTCCCCTTCCCTTCGGAACATGGACAGAGACGCTTCCGAGCGGGTCGCCCTGCCCAAGTTGGGTGTTCCAGTTCTGTGAAGCCTCCCGCTCATGGGCGACCGCGATGAACGCCCACGGAACGCCGGTCCTGGCCGACACAGCCTGGTAACGGGCCTTCGCCTCCGGGGCGGCAAGTCGCTTTGCCACGGCCGTAAAGTTTCGCGTCAGCTTCGCCTTCGCCCAGCGGTTCGCATTCGCAGCCTGGAGGGCAACGAGGTCAGTCATTGGATCTCCAAATGAAAAAGCCGCCCGGAGGCGGTTGGGTTGCTCGATTAAGGGGTGTGGTGGTAGAAAAGACCCTATGCAGGCTAATACAAAACGCTTCTCACGGGACCCGCGCATCCTTCCCTACTGGAAGGTTGTTCTGAAATCGACGTGGCTCTTCCTCAAGGCCGATATCAGGCGATGGTTCAAGCCAACTTAGGCTTTCTGGCCCGAACGCTATTAGGTCGTCCAACCTGCCTAATCGATCGAGGCGCCAAACTCAGTCGCCATGCTCGGATATTGAACGCGCGCAAGAGCAGCGAGCATATCCGCATTGGAGCAGGATCGTTTGTCGGAGGCGAGTTGTTTGTCTTTGCCCATGGCGGCGACATCGAGATCGGCCGAGACTGCTTCATCGACCGCGGCGCGCGCATCTGGTCTGCGGACTCGATTAAGATCGGTGACCGGGTCCTCGTTGGCCCTGACGTGAACATCTTTGACAGTTTGACGCACCCGATTTCAGCCGCCCAACGGCATGCCCAGATCCGGAGCATATTCACGGTCGGACATCCTGCCGAAATCGACTTAGACGAACGTCCAGTGTCAATCGGCAACGGCGTGCAAATCGGAGCCGGCGCGATCATTCTCCGAGGTGTCGAGATCGGAGACAATGTCATCGTGCCACCCGGTTCTATTGTGACTAAGAGCCTTGGAGCTACTGAGTCCCGAACACCATAAAGGTGAACCAGTTACTGAATGCGATACTCAGTGATGATGACGATGCCCGGCGCGCCCGCGCCGCCAGCCGTGCTAGTTGATGAAAAGCTTGACATGCCGCCAGAGCCGCCGCCGCCGAAGCCGCCAGATGCGGTACCTGCGGCAAAGCTCCCACTGACGGAAACCGTTTGCACGCCACCGCCGCCGAATTGGCTGACAGCACCCATGCCCGCCGGAACAACGATTCCGACGTTTGTGCCAGATTGATAAGCGCCATCACCGCCGTTCGCGCCGGGGAGCGTAACGTCCCCGGTACCGGCTACGCCGCCTGCACCGCCGCGACCAAACGCGGCGCTCGATCCGAAATTACCGCCTGACCCGCCCTTGCCGATGCAAAGAGTGCCAACGGATGTATCGCCACCGTTGCCGCCGACATTCCCGGTTGCACCTGTTCCGCCGGCACCGATGGTTACAGTCTGAGAGGCGCCAACACTGGCCGCCGTAGCAACCTTCCGGGAATATGAGCCGGCTCCGCCGCCCCCGCCGCTAACAAGGAAGCTCGCGTTTGAAGCGGATCCGCCACCAGCGGCGCCGCCGCCGAGACATTCGATGATCGCGTGGACCATGCCAGACGATGGCGTGTATGTACCACTCGAGGTGAATTTCTGAATTGAAACGACCAGATTAATCGCACCGGTAAGACCATTCAGCGACGCGACCGAGCCAGCCGAAGCCAGCGAGGAGACCGTAACCTTCTTCCAGGCTCCCGATGCGGCTTGATCAGAGATCATCACCAGATCGCTTGAGGCAGGACTCGCTTTGGACGTCAGGGCGGCGATGTCAACTGCGGTTGGGCTCGCCGAACCGCTGGTGTTGTTGCCGACGAAGGTAAAGGCGCCTTGGGAGGCTAGACCAGCAAGCGCGACGTTCGTAATGGTGTTGCTGGCGCCGCTGATCGTCTTATTGGTCAGCGTTTGCGCTGTACCGTTCAGCGTGAATGTATCAGAGGCATTCGGTAGGCTGTAAGTCCGCGTCGTTCCAGTGCCGATACCAGACAGGCTAAAGACAGCCTTCTTCGTGGTGTCAGTGGTATTCTGGAGTGTGAAGGAGCCATCGTTGACCGTAATCGTTGGCGTGACCAATGTCGGAGAGGTCGTGCGAACGAAAACACCGCTACCCGTCGTTCCCGTGAAAGTCGCAACTCCGGTCGCGAATAGCGGGACCCCGGACTGCCCGCTCACATCTGAACCAAAGCCGCCGCGGCTTGCAGCCAGGGTCCCTGTCCAGCCAACCGTGATCGACGTTGCGGCCAAAAGAGCGTTATTTGGCGACCCACCAAGTGCCAACGTGACGTTGGTGTCATTGACGCTGGTCAGAGCGGCAGACGGTATCTGCACCGGGCTCAGGCTTCCTGAGATATCAGCGAATGCGAGTTGCCGGACCGTCACGGGTCCGTTCGGTGTCTCCTGAACAACTACGTTTGAAGGCGCTCCAGTCCCGCTGAGGATAATCGTTCCTGGAAGGAATGTCTGAAGGCCGCTCCATGTCTGCGGAAGCGTCGGGATAGCTGGTGTATAAGAAAGCGGTCCAAGTACCGACGCGCTGCCGCTGGTGTTTGATGGCGGAGGATCAACGGGAGGCGGATTGACGACGATAATGCCGGTCACAGCTTCACCATCACGTTCCAGAATGAAGTCGGCTGCATAGTGTTGTGCGGCGCATTGCCGCCTGTTTGGAGCGTGGCGTTCAAAACACCGTCGCCGCTGAGGATCGACATACCGGTCGTGCTGGTAGTCGCGAAGTACGATCCGTCACTGCCGTTGTTGACCTGGATGCCTGCAATGGCAGACCCTGAAGTGAAGGTCTGGAAGTTACCGAACAGTCGGCTTGGCAGGCTCACAGAGTGCGCATGGCCGGGGTCGTTAAGAAAAACGCTGTGGCGATGCGCGGGCAGTTCAGACTCGATCAGCGTGTGAAGCTCTTCGCCGGTCTTCTGACCCAGCCTCCAGACCCCATGAGGGCCCCCATTGGAGCCAGCACCGGCGATGGCACACCCCAGAACCTTAGTCAGTGATACTCGGCAATTCGCTGCCCAAGCCAAGGCGGCATTCGTCTGGGCTGCGCGAGTAGTCGCGCCCCCGCCGCTGGTAAACAGCGGCGCATCAGTATCGGTAATATTGTTGAAGAGGAGGTTGAACAGCGCCTGCGTGTCGGCGTTGGCTCGCGTGGATGCGCCGGACGTCGCACTGCCAATCGTGCCGTCGGTGCACAGCACCCAGCCGGGATCCGCAACACTTTTCAGCGTGATCTTGGCATCGCCGGTCGAGAAGAACGAACCAGTGATCGTATCGACGTAGTTCTTGGTGGCCCCGTCCGTCGCAACCGTCGGATCGGCCATGCCCGTGATCTTCTGCCCGCCCATGGGAAGAGGAGCCGTCATCGCCGATCGACCGGCACGATCCAAGCTGTTCGTGATTTCGTTCCCGAGATCCGTGATCAGAGAATTGTAGGCAGTCGAACTGATCGGGTTGCTCGAGACGGCGGCCGTGTTCGCCGGCTGCTGATAGGTGCCGTTACTTTGCCTGGGCATCGGTTTTCCACGAAAAAGGCCCCAAAAAGGGGCCGGATTGGTACAGATTTTGACTTTGGACCGGGTTGAGCTATTTTCCCGGGATGCTTCGCATCATCATCTGTTCAGCTGTGCTGATCGCGGTCATCGCCGCCCTGAAGTGGGGCCTGAATGGCGCGTTCGATAATCTGGGCTATTGGCCTGGGATCGCGATCTGCGTGGCCGTCGGCTGCGCTGGCCTCATCGGCGCGTACCTGTACGATCGCGCAAATACTCGTTCTCAAGAAGTGCTGCCGCCAGGGCAGCGCGATTCCCGATAGCAGGCGCTGCGGCGCGGTTCGCATCGCGGCTGAGAAGCGAAGTCGCCACCGCATCCAGGTGGCGGTCGCGCGCCGTTCCCTGCGCCGTCAAAATGCGTGCCATCTCGCCATACTGCGCCGTCGGATCGGCGCGCATGCCGTTGATCGCCCAGTTCAGCGCCTTCTTTCCACCAGCTCCGATCAAGCCAGGAATCGTCATGTTCGGGTTGATCAGCGGCACCTCGCCGGGCGGCTCCGGCTTCATGTTCTCAGCCGCTGCGCGCCGCTGAGCGGTCTGACTGTTCTCGACAACCTTGTTATGCGTGTCGCGAAATTTCGCATTTCGCTCGACCGATGCCATCAGATCGTCGGCAGCATCTTGCCCATGGACAGTCGCAATCTTCGCAGTGTTCCAGCCGCCCTCGCCCTGCAGCTCGCCCTTCAACGCCTGCAAATCATTACCCTTGGTGCCAAGCACGCGCTCGATATTGCCGCGCGAGCCTTTCGCGAAGGCGATCTGCTCGCCTGGCTCGAGCTGGCCAAACTCGCCGGCAAACCGATCTGGCGAGGGCGTCGTCTTTCCCGAGCCTAGATATTGCGTCCCCGCTTCAACAGCATCGCCTCGCCGTGCGAGCGCCGCCGACTGCCGGTTCGCGTTTGCATAGCCCGGAACCTGCTGCTCCAGCGCTTCGTTCAGCTGGCCGCGCATCATCCTGAGCGCGCCCTGCTGCCGCGACACGGCGCCGGCCGGAATCCCAAGCCCTGGCGCGTCGTACTGGATGACGTTGTCGAGCTCCTGCTTCACCTTGTGCAGGACTTCGGCGTCCTGCTGGTTGACAGGAATTTCCTCGAACCGCGGGCGCCCCAGATTGTCGTATTGCGGATGACCCGCGGTATCGACCAGCGGACGGCGCTCCGTCGTCATCATCATGCCGCGCAGGTTGGTCAGCGCTCGGCGTTCCATACCGACCGCGCGCGGGATCATATAGTCGAGCTGCGCCAGGATCGGCGCCGTCTGAACATCGGGCGCGGCGTTGAGCGCGGCCGGATAGTTGACATTGTCGACTTCAGAGCGGTGCGCGCGGATTGCGTTTGTGACGGTCTGCGGATCCTCTGCCGGGCCGAGCGCGCGGTTGACGTCGTCCATAATCCGGCGGTTCGTGGCGTCATTGCGAGTATTGAGCGCACCGACGCCGATCGAGCGGGCTTCGTCGCTGTTGAGCACCGCACCTTGCGTCTTGCCGAGGAAGGCCGGACCAGCGTCCGCCAGCATGGCATCGGGCCCGAGCTCGTCGAGCCGCGACCGCACGGCGGCCGGTGTATCAGCGGCCAGCGCGTTGGTCAGATGGCGTGCCGCTGGGCGCGACATACCTTCGGCGCCGATCAGTGCGTTCGCGATCGCGTTGTAGCCAGCACCGATCGCTTTCCCCGTCGCCGGCAGAATGCTGCCGACGCCGAAGCCAATGGCGGCTCCCTTTCCAGATCTCGATGCGACGTCACCGACGTTGGTAAGATCAGGAGCCTCTGATGCGCCCTGCACCGCCCCGAAACCAGCGCCAGCCCCTCCGCTCAAGAGCGTCTTAGCCAATAAACCGCCGCCTTTCGCGGCGGCTCCAATGGCGCCCAGCGGCATCATGGCGCCGCCAACTAGGTGCGCAGCCGTGTTGGCGATCGGCGCCGCTTCAGCCAGGCGCTGATCCTCCGCCCGCTGCTTTTCAAGATTGCCGGCGTAGTCCCCGCGCTCACCACCGATGCCGGTCAGAGCCCCCATGCCAGCGGCGAACCGATCCATGAACGGGATGCCGTTGGCGACCGCCCGGACGCCGCTGTCGACGGCGCCGATTGCGCGCATGGTCTTGTCGCCGGCAGACAGGTTCGGCGCGCTGTCCGGCTTGTTGAGGTCGAGCGCGATCGGATTTCCGAGACCGTCAACTGTCATTTGAGGAGGGCTGAAATCTGAGCCGTCCTCCATTTGCCGAGGAGCACTCAGATTTGAGGGCTCCGCAGCTGCTGCGACCTTGGGCGCTTTCGGGCCTCCGAACTCGCGCGCCATGACGGACGTGATGATGGCATCCGAGGTGCCGGCCGGAAATTCGATCAGGGAGCCGTCGGGCGCCTGGATCTGGATCGCGTCAGCCATTTACTTCAGCGTCCCCGTTTCAGGGTCGTAGCGGCGAACCTTGCTCATGTTCTGCTCATGCTGCCCGGCAAGGCCCGCGTTCGTACCCTGCTCCGTCTTCTGAAACTCAGGCAGCACGTAGCTCTGGGTCAGATCCTGGCCGGTGGCAGGATCGGTGATGTGGTGATCCTCGTCGTATTTCCGGATGATCCGCTCCACTATCCGGGGATCGACCTTCTTCCCTTGCGAGATCGCTTCGGCCGTCGCATCTCGGATGGAGTTGCCGACGGCGATATTCCGCTGCTCGATCTGCGCCTGGATGCCGAGCAGCCGCTGGTTGCCGGTGACGGTCATGTCGAGACCGGGGTTCGCCTTCAGGAAGTTCGACATCTCGAAATTCGTCACCCGGCTGCCGACCGCGTTCTTGGCCTGTGCGCCGGCCATCGAGCGGTTGAACTTGGTCAGGAACTCCTTGTCGGAAAGATCAGCTTCGCTGAACGGCTTGCTGATGCCCAGCGAGTTCAAACCAGCATTGATCGTCTTCTGCAGCTCGAGACGGGCCTGGGGCGCAAGGCCGCCGGTCGTGCCGCCATTCTTCTGGATGGCGTCAATGGCGCCCTGCATCGCGGCGATATCGCGCGCGCGGGTCTGAGCGTCTTCAACCCCGTTCGCCAAGGAGGCATGCGATTTGCCGAGACCTTCGGCCAGCTGCTTGTCATAGGTCTGGCCGCTGTTGAGGTCGACGCTATTGCTGATGTTCGTAGCACCCGCCCGAGCCTTCGCCGTCGAGAAGGTCGCATAATCCATCGGCTTCGGGTTCTCGGCCGTCGGGACGAAGTTGTCCGTGTAATATTTGTACTCGCTGACGCTGTTCGGCGTCTTGTCGGCAGCCGACAGCACCGTGATCTTGCCGTTGGCGTCCTTCTGCACAAGGTTGCCGCCAGCATCCGTATAGGGCGAACCGTAAGACGGGTCCTTCTTCAGTGCCACCGTGCGCTGTCCCGTGGTCTGGTTGACATCCCAGACGTTGCCGGCCTGGTCGGTCACCTGCGTGTGCTGCTCACGGGGCTTGAGGGTGGCGCTCAGCATCGCACTTGCGACCTGCTTCTGGGTAGGCGCCGCATAAGGGTTCTGGAGGATCTGGAGAGCGGCCATGGTGTTCGGATTCTGGGCCATGCGCGCCGGCTGGCCCGCGACCGCCTCCGCGGTCGGAAGCGCGCCCTGCGTCGGCTGCGCGCCCGCTGGAAGCGTCGCGTCGTCGCTCGCGCCCGGCGACCCTGCCGCCAGCTGCACATGCACAGGATCGTTTGGCACCGGCTGCGCAAGCCCGTACTGAGGCAGCATCGCGCGCTGGTCCGTCGTCATGCCGCCGATGTCGGCCGCCATACCGCGCTCATGCAGCGACGTCCCGGGAGCAGCCACGGGGTTGGGGTTATTCGCCCGGTCCGCGTAGAGCCGCGCCTGGTCATCCCGACTGCGGACGCCGCTGGAGAGGAAGGTCCCGGGATTGTCCTGCATGAAATCCTGGGTGCGATCAGCAAGGCGCTGATCCATGCCGACCGTTCCCGGAATTGCGTTGGCGTCGTCTTGAACCGTCTGCCCCGGGCCCCCTGCGGTTGCCGGCGTGGCAGCCGGAGCGCTTGCCGACATCGGCAGCGCGCCTGCCCCCCCGACCAGCAGGCTCGCCAGCTGGTCGTTCGCCGCCTTGCGCCCGGCCTCTTCCTCCCGGTCCATCTGACCGCCCTGATAGCCGCCGATCAGGCCCTGAGCGAGCCGATTGAGACCCTGCCACGGACTCCTGATCGGCGTGCTATCCCCGCCCGCGCGCAACAGCGCATCCGCATACGCCCGGCGCCGGTTGACGTCGCCCTGTGTGCCGCTCGTGTCGATCGAATATTCACCGATAGCCATCAGGCGAGCCCCAGCGCTGCATAGTCGACCATCTTGAACCCGCTCGGATGCGTGAACACGGCATCCGGGAACAGCAACTCAGCCTCGTCGGCCATGACACCGCGCTGGCGGCCGCCGAAGATCGTATATTCGTAAAGCGGCAGGCCATTCTCGAGCGTACCGATCCGGACGACGTCGCTCTTGAGCCGCCGATCCGAGAAGAACGACGCCATCCCGCCGGCCTTGCCGATCCCCTGCAGCAAACTGCCGCCCAGGGTGCCACCTAGCCCGAACAGGCCGCCCATCGTCGCGTTGTTCGCATTCAGCTGGTCCTCATAATTCTTCTGGACCAATCCGGCGACATCGGTACCCGCCACATTCGTGGTCGGTGTCGACACGTTCGCGGCGTTCGGCATCTGCGGCGATGTGCCGTTGACCAACGTTGAGTAGGTCTGCAGCGGCTGATTGTACTCCTGAAGCGCCGTATTCACCGCGGTCGTGTAATCCGCAAGATTTGCCGAGTTGTAGGCGTCGTTCTTCGCCGTGCTGAAGTTGCGGAAAGCTGCATCATAGCCGGCCATGCCGGGCTGCAGGCCTTGGGCTGCAAGTTGGGCCTCGAGCTGATCCTGGTTCTGCTTCCACTGCGGATCGAGCCGGGCCTTGTTCAGCGCATCGAGCGCTGCGGCCGTGCCGTTGTACGAAAGATCGAGGGGCTTGCCAGAGAACGCGCCCTGCCCGCTGCCAAGCAGCGTGCTGGCGATCGACTGCTGCCTACCTGCAAGAGCGTTGGAGTTGTCAAACAGCGTCTGTCCGGTCGGCGTCAGCGCCGTTGTCGCCGTGTATTGCGGCGTGCCGTCGGCGTTCGTTCCAGTAACCGAATAGGTCAGCGAACCGTAGGGGTTCGACTGATTGACCATGTTCAGTTCTTGCTGCGTCTGCGCCGTCTGCTTGTTGGAAGCAGTTTGCGCCGCAGCTGTCGCGTAGGGATCCGGAGCCTTGGGAGAGTCCATCTTTTACAGCCTGATCAATCGTTGCTCGCTCTTGAGGAGCGACATGCAGACGGCATCACCATCGGGGAAAAAGTCCCGCATGATGCCCTCCCGTTTGAAACCGAGTTTCGTCAGGCTTTTGATCGCCGCTTCATTCTTCACGCTCGTTCGAGCAGTGACACGCTTCACGCGCGCAAAGCAGTAGCGCGCGATATCCCTCACCACGAAAGGCGTCCAGGCTCCCCGCCCGACGCCGGTCAGATCGATGTTGCAGCCCGGCGTATAGCCATTGAGGATCACCGCCCCGACGTCGATGCCGTCGCGCTCGATCACCAGCCCGATCATCGGCTCAGAGAACGTGCAATTCAGGGCCGGCTCTGCGATCCGCAACGCGCGCGCGGTATCCTGAAAAACCACGATCATCCCATCGGGGCCCCGACCTCGTAGAGCAGTTCGGTCGAGTTCAACCGCACGTCAGGCGTGATCGAGGTCGACAAGGTCAACTGCAGGACCGGCGACACGACCGCGCCGAAACCTTCGGCATCGACCCAAGCTGAGAGGTCGACCAGCGCCGGAGGCCAGACGGCGCTATCCCAAAGCGCCACGTCCCAAAGCGCCCCGCTCGAGACCGGGACACTGGCCGTCGGCGCCAGCGGAGACGTGGTGTCAAAATCCACCTTCACGGTGACCTGCGGCGTCACGCCATATGAAGCCTGCAGGCGCGGCCGCACCATCTTGACGTGCTTGGTGTTCGCCGGTGACTTGAGATCGGTGTATGACGGGAAGATCGTCATCGTGTAGTTCTTCCCGTCGTCCTGGCCGCCGGTCTCGCCCTGGATCACGCGGCCGTCGGAACTGCCGTAGAACAGCTGGTTGTTGTAGACCGCGAAACAATTGGCGTCCCATCCGACATAGCGGCCCCACGCGCCCGATCGCACATTGGCGATGAACTGTGTGACGTCGCCAGCCGCAGCCTTGGGCAGGTTGATGATAGCCATGCTCTGCAGAGGCCACGTCACGATCTGCCAGCCTGGCAATCCCTGACGCGCGATCACCGCGTTTCGCCATGCCGGCGCGATCGGCTTCGTCACCGCGACGTTCTGAAGGGCGATCTGATCCAGCGTCATGACCTGCGACATCGGGACGATGCCGTCTTCGGTCATGACCGCGATGTCACCGCCTGCTTTCATGATGCAGCGTCGACCGAGCGGTTTTGCGATCTTATAGAGCCCCTTCAGCGTCCAGGCCGTGTCGCCTGGATAAAGGCCATCGTAAATCGCGACCTCGCCCTCGGAGGTGATGAAAACGCAAACCTCGTACAGACCGCTGTTTGACGAAATCGACCACGATGTTCCGCAAAGCAGATAGCCGCCATACTTGAAGATGCCGGACAAATCGAACTGGGTTGCGGCACCTCCGATGGCGTTGACGCCGAGATACCAGGCGCTGAGAGATGCCGCCTGCACCCCGTAAAGGCGCGACTTGAACGGCCAGACCTGAGCAAGATTGCCGCCAGCCAGCCCCGTAATCGCCGGAGACGTCGTCCAGCTGGTCCCGTTGTAGAGCTGCGCGGGATCGACACCGTTGACGCAAATCAGCCACGTCGCGCCGGTGTTCGTGAACTGGATATACTCCATGTATGCCGTGCTATTGAGCCCGGAGACCGCGGCCGCGCCGACGGGACCGCTGTTTGTGATGTCATAGATGGCCCCGCTGCAAACCGCGAAGAACTTGCTGCTCGTTCCACTCACGAACGGCATCAGGGCTGTCACAGCTGCCGCAGGCATTCCGGTCGCATATGCCAGCGAACCGCCGCGCATCCGGACGTAGTCCTGCTGCGGAAACGCATTGTCGAGCACGTAGGCTGTACCTGGCGGCGCGGTCGACAGGTTGTCGCCGACATACCATCCAGCCGTCGGGGCCGGCAGAAACGCCGTTTTGGACGGCGGCGGCGGTCTCTTCATACCGGCCCCACGAAGGTGACCGTCCCGGGCCACCACCCATCGACGTCGAGCACCGGCGCCGCGGTTGACGTGATGCGCTCGGAATCCTCACGCCCGGCGGCTCGATCGAGCGCGCGTTCATACCGAGCCTGATCAGCCGAGCATTCGAGCCCCTTCGATTCCTTCCAGCGGTAAATCAGACCGCGCCGCAGGACGAGCTCGTCGATCATCGAAAAATCGCTGTCGAGCAGGAAGTTCGGCTGCCGTTGCGTTCCTGCGGCGTTCGAAACCCAATTGCTGCTGTAATAGTTGAAGGTGACAATCTCGCCGGCCCCAAGCGCGGGCCAGATCTCGAATGTCGAGCCCACGATCCGCCAGACAGGGCGCACCGGCGCAACCAGTGACGATTTCAGGGCTGCCAGTTGCTCGTTCGTGATTGGTCCGTACAGCGGCGACAGCGTGTTCACCGACGAATAGATTTGCTGCCCAGGCGACAGTTGTGCCCAATCTGGGGGCAGCTGAAACAGCGTCGTCGTGCCGTCGCCGGTGAGCTGCGCCGCGATGTTGAGGTTTCGCCAGAAATACCGTTCCCGGAGTTCGTCGCCGATGTCCTGAGCCATCGCGACGAATTTTGCCGTGTTCGGATCGACAGCTGAAACGGCCTGAGCAGGCGCAGGCAGGCCACACAGCGGCATAGCCGTCTGCAGCACGCTCAGGATCGACATCAGGCAGCTTCCTTGGTCGAGGCCTTGACCTGCGCAGCCAACTCTTCAAGCCGCTTTTCGAGGCTGGCGATCTGCTCTCGCAGGCGCTCGTTCTCCGCGGCGTATTTCGCAGCCGCACCGCCCTTCTTGGCCGCTTCAAGCCAAGCCTTCGCCTTCTCGCGCCAGGCGCGGCCGTCGGCCAGCCGATGGATATTGGCGTCGGCAACTTCGGCGAGGTTCTCCACAGAGAAGATGCCGAGCGCCTCGAACTCGAAGATGCGGATTGCCGGGATGAGCGGCCATGCCTTCAACGGCGTACCGGTGATGTGGCGCTCCTGCCGATTTTCCTTCCATTTCCGGTACTGTTCCGGAAACCGCTGCTTGATCTCCTCCGTCACCGGGGAAGTCGCGACGTTCAGCGTGTCGCCCGCGACGTGAATGCGAACCATTTCCTGCTCCTGCATGCGGAGCGCGCCGGCCTTCTCGGTGGCCGCGTCATCCTGTACCGGGAGGACGAAAAAGACAGGCGTGACGCCCTTGTTCTGGTCGGCAAACTCGGGATTGCCTCCCATGCCGATGGTCGCAAATTCCGTTCCAAACGCGCTGCCGATGTCGTCGAGCATAATTCTGGTCCTTTTGATCGGATGGGAGAGAAAGAGAAAGGGCGGCCCGAAGGCCGCCCCTGTTGGTCAGTTCGTCTTGTCGATGTAGGGCCACTTCAGATACGTCTCGACGTATCCGTTGGCGGTCACCGTCACGCCGGTGCCGGTCGCCGAAGCGTTGGCAGACATCGTGATCGAGTAGTTGCCCGGGTTGCCGTTGATCGAAACGATCGTCGTCGAGCCGGGAATACCCGTGCCAGAGATCGTCTGGTTCGGATAAATGCCGGTCACGGTCGAAAGCCCCGTCAAGGTAGGCGAACCGCTGGTGGTGTTGGCGGTGAAGGTCGGCGCCGTGTAGTTCGCGGGGAAGTACATCCCAACGATCAACTTGGTGCCAACGGTCGGCGATACCGGCGCGTTGACCTGACCGGCAGTCGCCGTGGTCTCGGCAAGGTTGCCGGTCGCCGCGGTCGAAGACGCCTTGGTGAGCGACACACCTGCCCGTTGCATCCAGACCCCATAAGTGCCCGCGGTCGGAAGAACGACCGAGAACGGAGCCGCCGCCGGATCACCATAGCGACCACCCAGATAGACGGCACCGACCGAAACACCACGCGGCGAAGCTGCGGTCGCAAGCGCCGTAGCCGCAAACGTGTTGTCCCAGTAGTAAACGTCACCCTGGTTGATGGTGACATTCGAGGAGCCGGTCGTCAGCAGAACGTAGACGAACTCCGCTTCCGCGTCGCCCGCAACCACTTCACCGGGCCGGAAGTTCGGCAGCGGACCAGTCTTGCCGGTCGCGTCGATCGGGCCTTCCGGAACGTAGGTCCGGGCACCCACACCTTCATACTGAAGATATGCGATAGTCATTGGTCCGTCTCCTTACTGCCAAAGCACGCCCTGCAGCGACAGATTGTTCGCCGTCAGGTTGCCTGCCCATGCCATCAATCGAACGATGGCGTCCTGGTTGGTCGGCGTCCGATCACCGCCGATCACCACGAAGTTGCGCTTCGAGGAGGGCCGGTAGAACAGGTAATCGGAGTTGATGAAATAACCCGTGTTCGTCGGGATCTGGCCGTTCTTGCCGCCGTCGAGATAGACGTCGACTTCCTTGCCCGCGCCGTAATATTTCAGTGAGGTGAAGCCGGCGCCGGCCTTCGAAGAAGGCGTCGTGGTGATGCGCTGGATGGTCTGCAGCGACGTCAGATAGGCCTGATAATAGTTGTTGTCGAACACGATCATGTCGATGCCGTCGCTGTTACGCTTCAGGCCGATCGTCATGGAGTTCATGTACGACTGGATGTTGGTCGCGGTGACCACGCCGCGGGTGTCGGTATTGGCGTTGATCGCCGCATTCCGCCACCACACCTGCTGAGACCGATCGATGCCGCCGACGATGCCGGAGGTCGGCGCCTTGGAGATCAACAGCGAAATGCCGTTGAGCTGCTTGCCGCCGAAGCCGGTGCCGTCGGAGTAGATCGCCGCGGACATCTGGTTCCAGAAGGTGTCTTCGGCCGTGTCGACGCGGGCCTCGATCAGGTCAATCATCTGCTCGTCGCCGGCATTCTGGATCTGCTCCAGGCCGGACAGCACGACAGCGATCGACGCCTGCTTGATCGGGAAGCGCGCGCCGGTCATCGTTTCGTTGAGGGAAACGTTCAGATACTCAGTGCCGGAGTACCACATGAACGTCTGGTTCTGCGCGTAACGCAGCTCCTGGAAGATCTCGCGGCCGCCAGTGAAAGGCTTTTGCTTGCCCTTCTGCTTCAGCACCGAGAGCAGCGCGTTGTTGTTGGTGATGTTGTCACCGAGCACGCGCGAACGACTTTCGAGCGTGGTGGTGGTGACGTCACCCCAGTCAACCGTGGTAACGAGTGGAGAGGCCATTTGAATGGTGTTCCCTTATAGGCCGCGCTGCGCGTTCACGGCAGCGACGACGGTGTCACGAACAGAGGCGCCCGCCGGGATCTGCAGGCCTGCCGGCGCTGCGAGACCAACGGGAGGCGTGCCCCCGGTTGCTTTTGCGGCCGCGCGCGCCCTTGAAACGGCGTCGTCAGCCTTTGCGGCCGGTGCTGGCGTCTGCTGCTTGATCAGCAGGCTGCGAATCTCCGGATTGGCCCAACAAGCCTTCTCGTAGGCATCCTCCATGGACGCGGCTTGACCCGTGTTCATGAGGTGACCCATCGTCTCGCGAACGTTGTGGAAATACGGGTGCTTCGGGTCTGAGGCGAAGCGCTCGATTTCAGCGTTCACACTGGCTTGCTGTTGATTCCGGAAAGTTTGTTCCAGTCCGTCCAGTCGTGCAGCGATTGACGGATCCACAGTCGGGCCCTGTTGATGGGGCTGGTGCTGTGCGCCCGGCTGTCCGCTTTGAGACAGACCACCGCCGAACCGGGCAACAATTCCTTGAGCGAGATGCAACGGGTTCACGCCCTGGCGCTGCGCAATGAGCGCAATCCCGTTGACGAAATCCTTCTGGAGCTCGAGCTCCATGCCGCGATAGGTCGCGACCGCGCTGGCGAGATCGGTACCCCCGCGCTTCGCTTCCTCAATCCACCGATCGAGTGGCTTGTATTCGGCGAGCTTCGCGAAACCGTTGTTGACCTCGTCCTCACGTTTCGCGATCGCGTCCTTCACGGGCTGCGGCAACTCGTTAAACGCGGCCTTTGCGGTCGGAGACCACGACGTCGGCGGCGCGGCAGTCTTGGGCTGCTGCTGATCAGCGGCCGCCGGGGGTACCTCCTGCTGCGCGGCCTCCTTGCCCTGCTCGGCCTGCGCTGGCGCCGCGGCCGGCTTGGCGACGAACCGGCCCTTTTCATCGCGCCCCTCGGCCGGCGGCTTTTCGGCCGCGGCAGGCTCGGCAGCCTGCTGCTGGTGGTGCTGCTCGGTGCCGCTGGTATCCGGCGTCTCTCGCTGCTGCGCGACGGCAGCCTCAATCGACTCGCGAACGCTGGGCGTGGAAGGTTGCTCGCTCGTGCCCGGGAGCACGTCGACGGTATCGTCAGCCATAGATTTTGATCTCTCTGGGTTAGTCCGCGGCCTTAAACTCGGAAACCGTCATCGGGCGCGGCTTGTAGCCCTGCCTGACCTTCTGGACGGCGCCGTGAATATCCGCCTTGCTGATCTTCGGCCTCTTAGGCCTGCCATCCTCCGCCAGCTTGATAGCTGCCGGAATTTCGTTGCCGATCTCGATCACACCACGGTCGCGGTAGTGCTCCCGAAGCGCGGCCTTTGAGTCATAGAACTGGCCATCGGCCATGCTCTGGACCGCCGGCATGCTGTCGGAGACCACCATCGGGAAAGCCAGCGATGATCGCGGTCCCCGCGGCCGGAAATGCGCATGACATCGCGCCGGCCATGGTTGCTCGAGATCGTGAAATTCGCCGCAGGCCCTGCAAAGACGCTGCATCAGGCCGGCCCCTGTGACGTCGGCGGGTTGAGCGCCTGCACCGCGGCGCGCTCCATCGCCATGTGGTGCTCGGCTGTCCTGTGCTGGTGATCCATCACCTTCCCTGCCATGTCGATCTGCGCCGAACGCTCCTTGGCCGCGGCATCCTGCACCGATGCCATCGCATCCGTCCGGGCCTTGACGATCTCCGCCTGCCCCTTCTCCCGCGCCGTTTGAGCCTTCACCACCTCGTCGGGCGACGGCTGCGGCGGCGGTTTCGGCTGAGCGGCCTTGGCCTCCAGCTTGTCGACGGTCTCGTCGAACAATTCCTCGAGCGTCCGGGCCGTGCGGAAGGCCTGCAGGCCGAATTTCAGCAGGCCACCTGCGAGCGGCGCCAGATCCGGATTGGCTTGAACGATCGGCCCCCAGGCCTGCACAAACTTGGTCGTGGTCTCGATGAACTGGGTCCGATCGTTCCGTTCCTGACTCTCGTCACCGGTGATCGTCGAATCCGTCTCGATGTCGATCCGGAAACGCCGGGTCATGCCGTCGCGCAGCAGCGCCATCACGGCGTCTATCGTCACGGGCTGCTGTGCCGGTGCCGGCGGTTGAGGCTGCGGCAAGGGCTGCCCCTGCATCGGCGGTTGAACCGGGATCACTTACGCCCCCTGTTCTTGACCCTGGCTCGCTTCTTCGGCTTTGGCTTGAACTCGCCGCATGCGATCTTCTCCCTGCGCACGATCGGCGCGGCGCTCCGGTTCTCGGCCAGAGCCACAGGCGGGTACCGGAAGCAAAGACCGTATTTCTGACCTTCATGCTCGACTTCATGGTTATAGAACCGACAATCCGCGCAAATGCTCACGCCATACTCCCGATCGGTTGAGGTGCCGGCGCCGGCAACATTGCGGGTGCTTGCGGGCCGGCAATCTGCGGAGGCTGAGGAGCCAACGCGCGGGCAATCAGTGCTTGCCGCTGCTGTTGCAGCGCGGCGGCGTCGAGATCCGCCTGGCTCGGCAGAGGCATGTTCGCCATCTGCATGATCGTTTCAGGCGCAAAGCAGGTCGAGATCACTTCGCCGACCAAGCCGGTGATATCCCGGGCAAATCGCGCCATCTCATCCTGCCGCGTCTTGATGCGTACCGATCCGTACTGCGCCTTGATCGATTGCGCCGTCGCCGTCTCGCTGGCGTCGCCGTCACCGCGCATGATGTCGGACAGGCCGTAAATCTGGTAGATGTCCTCGATCAGCTGTTTGCGCAGGTCGACGCAGGCCTTGAGGATGTTGGCGACCTGGTCGATCGGTAGAAAAACGATCGGGACACCATTTTTGCCGCCTTCGGTGAAGGCGGCCCATGATTTCACCGCTACCAGCTTGTTCTCGAACTCCGGCCTCATAGCGCGTTCGACCGCCGGCTGGCCTTCCCCCTCAGGGCCGCCAGGATAGAACCCGACCATCTTCAGCGACTGCTGCAATGACGCAATCCGCGCCGTCAGCATGTCGACCTCGTCGGCCTGATCCTTGTAAAAGATATAATCCGGGACCGGCTCGAGGCTGTCGTTCGTCAGCGTGCCATAAGCCGGCTTGGGGTTCGGAAAGAAGCCGTCGAACTTCAGATACGGCGGTCCGCGCTCGAGCACCTTGGGATAACCCTTGGCGACCCACAGCACCTCATTCTTGACCTTGTCCCAGATCTCCCAAATCGTTGCCTTCGACGTCGGCAGGCTGGGATTGTTCTTGCCCTTGTCGGACTCATCCGACGTGGCATCAAGCGGGATGGCCCCGCCAATCTCCTTGCCGAAACGATTGATGAGCTGGTCGCGACCGAGATAGCCGCGGAACGCCTCCCACTCAACCTCATCCCAGGTCCGCGAGATCGAATGGACGAAATCACCGCGCTGGTAATACTCCAGCACGACATTCTCCGACTTCAGGATCGTCTCCGGGCTCGCATAAGCCTCTTTGGCCTGCTCAGCCAGGTCACGCGCTGGATCGATCGCGGCATCATCCGGCTGTCCCGCCTCCTGCGTCACCGTGTCGAAGACCGGCGAGTATTTCACCCGCGCAATGCCACGCGCATAGAGCAGATAATCGTCCCTCACCTGCAGGAACTTCGACATGAAGTCGTTGGCCTCGAAGGTGAAGTTGATCGCGCGCTGCAGCATCTCGGTCGCCTTGCTCGCAACCGGATCGCGGTCCTTCCACCGCTGCTGCACCGCCCCCTTGGGCGGCTTCGACATGACAGCCGGCTTCATGGTCTCCATGTTGGACCAGAGCATCTGATACCCGCGCTTCTTCGCGGTCGCCGAAGCCTCATAGCGGTATTTGTCGCGGATCTTCCGGCAGCGCTCCTCCCACCGCTTCATCGCCGTGGTGTTCTGCGCGCGCTCGATCTCGGTCAGCCAGTGAGCGACGTCACTGTCCTTGCCGCTATCGTCCGGAGTATCGTCAGCCAAGCTGTTCACTCACAGTGTTTCCCTCGCGAAGCTGTCGCTCGATTGATCGTTGACCCACTCGTCGATGGTCATTTCCTGCATCGGCGTGACCAGCGGAGCTTCCGGCCTCATCTCCGGCTCTCTCATCGGCGCGCGCCACGCATTCGCAAGACAGCGCCAGGCATCCGCTCCATGCGATGCCCAGTTGTGGTCCGGCGTCTTCTTGAAGACCCGATTGTCCTGATCCCATTCGGCCTTGTATTCGCGAAGGCAGTCCAATCCACGCGCCGTCCTGGCCCTGTCGAACCGCGCGAATGGGATCGTCCGACGTCCGGCATTGATACCGTCCATCAGCTTCTGGTTTGGGCTCAGCTCAGGCTTCCGGCCGAGTGAAATCAGGGTCTCAATTCGTGTCCGCGCACCAGGCGCGCCCGCTTCCCGGACCTTGGCGTCATGCGGTACCCAATCAGTGCCGTGATAGCCGCGCTCGTCGAGCCACTTGCAGTAGTGATCGAATCCGAGACCGTGGTTCTCGTAGTAATCGACGACATCGAGATGATCCGGATAGACCTGGAAGCACCAGATCGCCATCGCGTCATCGACACCAATGTCCCAAGCCGTGTTGACCGGCAGATCACGGTTGACCGCGACATCGAGAATCCGACCGCCCTGCTCGGCTTCCCTGAGTTGCTTGCCCCAGTAAGATCCCAGAACTGCAGCCTCGAAGGAACAGTAGTACTCCTGCTCGATAAGTGCGTCTCCGGCCTCGTCGCCGTAGATGCCGTGATACTCCTTGCGCTGGACCTCAACGGCTTCCCGCGAGATCGCGCCCGTGTTGTCGACGGTCAGAACCTGCGCGAACCAGTCCGAACTTCCGCGCGCCATGTCCAGCATCGACTTGGCGTGATTGCGTCCGCGCGACGTCGTGATGAACAGCGCCCATCCGTCGTTCTCGACCAGGATCGGCGCCAGATACGCATACGCCGCCGGGTTCGCCAACGCCCATTCGGAGAACGTCACGCCTGCCGGCGGAGAGCCCACCGTCGAATTATAGCTGTCCGACCCGACGACCTGCCATGTCGCGCCGTTCTTGAACCGAATGAACATCTCCTGTTCATTCGTGGTCGCCCGCAGCTCCCGCGGAAACGCCTCGTCGATTCTCCTGATGCCAGTGTGCGGGTTGACCGCATTCCAGATCGCTTTGCGGCCCTGGCTGTATTCGGGCAGCATATGCCAATAGGTTGCCGGCCGCTCGAACGCCGAGACGGCCGCCCAGTGAAGGCAAACGTCGTCTTTACCAGCCCGCCGATGCCAAATCCCGATCGCGCGCCTGCATCCGGCCTCAAGAGCATTCCAGAGCGGGCGCTGGTAGTCGCGCGGCTCCCACCTATTCGGAAGGAGGATTTCCGCCATCAGAGAACTTGCGGATCACCACCGTCAGCGGCGCGTCTTTGTCCCCAGCCAATTCCAGCTTGTCGCCGTAGATCTTCGGCAGCGCCTTGGACAGAAGCCACCGGCGCGCATCAAACCGAAGCCTCGAACGCTGAACGTGCTCCCCGTTCAGCTTATAGACCTTCTGATCGCCCTCGCCTTGCTGCTCGATCCAGTCGTTCCGACCGTCATCGGCGAGCTCAAGAACTTCATCGGCCATCGCGTGATAGCCAATTTCGCGAGCAGCCTTATACCGATCGCCAAACCCTTCGCGGTTATCCATCGCCCAGGTCCGCACCGTCGACTCGGACGGCAGGCTTTCGTCCCGGCAGACCGCGCGCAACGTTTGCCCTTCGGTCAACCGCTGAAGAATAATCCCGGCGATCTCCGCCGTGTAGACGCTCGGGCGCCCGGTCTTGATTTCCTGTTCTGACATTTCGGCTCGGCTTTTGATCGCCGTTCCCTGGCTCCAAATGCAAAAACCCGCCGCGGCGGTGCCGGGCGGGCGCATCTATTCACTCAAGCTGATTTGCTGATCAATATCGCATGTGCGACTGCACCGCAAGGGCGCCTGTTCTTTTCCACCGACGGCGTCAGCTGCTGTAAAATTTGCAACAACTGCGGTTCTTCATCGGAACCGCAGTGAAAACCCTTCCACCGAGGAAGAGTTTTCGCTGCGGTCACTGCCGCGCTCCGCTCATCGCGTCGCTCGTCCGACTGTCGCACCGATATTCGTTGCTTCTTCAGGCGATTAATCCAAACGCTGCCGCGTCGGGCCTTGCGCCAACTGCCGCATATTAGCGGCGAGACAAGCGATCATGAAGCCGGTCACCCACGGAGCCAGAGATGGCGAATACCGGTGCGCACCGTACAGAACACCGCCCAACACCAGGCCACTGACAGAAGTCGAGATTACCCCCCTCACGCCGCCATCTCCCGCCACCGTCTCAGCAACTCGCCATGCCAGAGCATTGTAGCCCCCGGGTGTATCCTGAACGCGGCGAGTTCGACCGCCCGCTCCATTGTCGGGCCCGGAGCCTCGTACCAACCGCCGGCCCGCTTGATCGGCATCATGTCGCACTGTACGGCCTTGGAGATGTTGGTCGCGATCGCACGGTTCGGTACCCAGAGCGCCGCGTGCACCCCTAGCCTGGTCGGAGCCGACGACTGCAAGCGCCCGATCGTCGCAACGAGGTCGACGGCATAGCCGACCCGGCTCATTTCCGCGGCCGGAGTCGTCACCACGTAGACCGCGGCGAACTCGCCCCTTCTAAGGCTATCGCGGATCTGCTTGGTGTAGTCGGCAAGGTCAACCGGCATGCCTCGCCCCACTAAGTACAGCATCGATCATCGCGCGGTATGCGTCGTCGTAGCCGAGGGCCAAAGGCATATTCGTGCCATCCGCTGCAAAGGCAGCAGAAATCATGACCTCGGTCGGCTCCCGCATCGCCTCGATCGCAGCAACGGCTAGTTCAGGCCAGATGCGAGCCAAGGGCTGATTGATCAGTTCCGCGCGCCGCTTCTCCATTGCCCCCACGACCCGTTCCTGCATCTCGCTCATCGTCGTCCCTCAAACCGAGCCGCTTTGTCGCGCCCGTCGTTCCAGCGCTTCCCGTCCTTCATCCAGCCGACCCCGCCGATCCAAACCTTGCCATGCGGGTTAACGACCGGGTTAACCCCGGCCGTTCCCCTTCCCGTCATGAAGTTCGGCGGATGCGCAGGGCCAGCCCGTTCGTCGACCACCTCGAGGGTCAGCTCGACGCCGCCGAAATGCTCCAGGATCAGCGCGACAGAGCGGTCAATCCGATTGTGGATCGTTCGCTCGCTGCACCGCTCGCGCTCGGCCATGCGCCAGATCGGATCATCGTGGGCCCACGCCACGAGCCGCGGGACCCCGCCGTGATGGTGTCCGAGCCACGCAAGCCAGTCCGCCACGGTCTCGGCTTGGGCGATCTCTCGAGCCGTCGGCACGATGCGGACGCGGGTTTCGTTGTACCCGTAGGCGAGCACGGCATCGGCCGTGGCCCGATTCCAGACCTGCGACATGCTCTGAAACTTGAGCTCGGTGTCTCCGAGCGCGTCGAGCACCACGATGCCGCGCTTGATCGCGGCCTTCAGGGCTGAGTGCTGCTGTTTCGGAGTCATCAGGCAATTCCCCTTTCTCGCTCGACCGTCAGGCTAGGAACAGCATCGACGGATCCCGGTTTATTCCTGAAAAGGTTAGGAACGCTCCGGTGCCCGTCGTAGCCGCCAAGGATCTTGAGCTGATCGCGCTGGGTGAAATCCGCAGCTTCCCAGGCGGAGAGTACGTCTGCCACGTCGAGATCGAACAGGCCGGCATCGATTGGACAATGACGGCAATAGTCCGCGATGGAGCCGATCTCGATCGCATCCAGTATGCCGTCGGCACGACCACCAAGAGGCTGAAGCGGCGGTATTCGGTGCGATTCGATTGGTGAGTTTATGCTCTGGCAATCGATCATGGGCCGACGGGCTCCCCGACTCCAGTGGCCAATGAGCGCGAGGCGCTAACCGCGCGTGTACTGCGCGTAAATGCCGGAGGCGTGCGGTCAAGCACCCAGCTCACGGCGCCTTCGTCACGGATGACGGCGGCATCGACGACCGGATAGCGAACATACCGCGGTTCGCCTTCGGAACCGCGGTAGCAAGCCTCATAGGTGCCACGTCGCTTGCCCCTGATCTACGGTCCCTCCCGACGCCACGATCCGATTACCGGGTGTAGCCCGGCAATGTGTGGAGGCGCAGCCCTGCTGCTGATCGCATCAGCCAGCAGCTTGACGTGGTCGTTCATCACTCTCGTTTCCCTGCTTGCCAAATTGCATTCCCTCGCCCGAGAGACGTTTTGCCTCATCGATCTCGAGGACGCGACGAACCACATCCGGAGGAGCCCGGCAGTCCGGGAAGCCGGGCTTGGGCCCAGCATGCCGCGACCAGATTCCTGCGCTGCGGTAGGTTTGCTCGACGTGGTCCCAGAACGATTGGTCCTCGGCTGCAGGTAGCTGGAGCGTTGGCGGCGTGTCCGCGTAATCGGTCCAGCGTTTCTGCCGAAGCCACGTTTGGGCCTGAGCAACTTTCTCGGTTCCAGTAAGTCCTTTGCGATCGCATTCCGCGCGGTATCTGCGCGCAGCCGCAGTCAGGTCGATCGAATCTACTCCCGCAGCTATCGCTTGGTCGAAAAGCTTTTCAGCTGGCGTCCAGGGGTTCGATCCGTCGCGCTGGGGGTATTCAGCTTTGAATTTTTCAAATTCTTCGCCGCGGCGTGGTCGCGTCGCTTTAGCGACCGACCGTATATTGGTCCTAGATACTGGTACTGGTCCTAGATCAGGCGCGAGCCCTCGCGAGCCTTCGCGAGCCTCCTCGGTGAACTCCGGAAGTCCCTTCTTCGAAGGATGATCAATCTTCTGGTGTTTCAACCAGTTAGGAATGTCGAGGTAGAGCGTGCCATCCACACGGTAACGGCGGATGTGTCCCTTCTCCTCCAATTCGTCGAGCCAGCCGTCTATGAGGTCCTTCGCGTCGTCATCGTAGGGGTAGAGAACGCTCGCGAGCATTCGCGAGGATGCGCGAGCCCGTCCAAAGTCGTCGACGACTGTAAAGAGCTGAAGGAAGAGCAGACGGGCATCGCGGCTCAGCTGGCCGATGCTCTCCGATTGAGGAAACTCAGGCTTGATCGTCCGAATGCGGGCCATCAGCGTAGCCCTCCATACGGTCCATCAAGGTCTCGAATAGCTGATGCTGCGGGGTCACAGAATACCCTGACGACGTCAGTGGGCCCGCTTCGCTGCTTCGCAACGATGATCTCGAGGCGGTTGTGGCAGCTTTCGATCTTCGTCTGCCACTCCATGTGCTCGGGTGTGCCCGGCTTCGGCTCGAGCTTGGACAGGTAATATTCCTCCCTGAAGAGGAACAGCACCGTGTCGGCGTCGGCCTCAATGTCGCCGCTCTCACGCAAATCGGAAAGCTGTGGCCGCTTGTCATCTCGTTTCTCGACTTCTCGATTGAGCTGCGCGAGCAGGATGACGACGATATTCAGGTCCTTGGCCAGCGACTTCAGACCACCGCAGATCTCGCCGATCTCATAGTGACGCTGGCCGCGATATTGGGATGACGCTTTCAGGTACTTCAGATAGTCGATGACGATGAAGCCCAGCCGGCGCCCTTCCCGCTGCGCCCGCTCGGCGAGACTTCTGGTTCTGGCGCTCACCTCGCCAACGGAAAGCGAGGAAGTGTCGTCGATATAGAGCGGGAGATCGCTCAGCCGGCGTGCCGATTCGATCACCATGTTGACGTCCGACTCCGAGAGCCTTCCTTTCAGGATATGCCCCGATGGAATACGCTGAAGGGACGATCGGCCAAAGCTGGCGTCAGCCAGGAGGCGCGCCATCGCCTGCTCGTCCGGCATCTCCATGGAGTAGAACCCGCCGGCCATATCCTCACGGGCTGCTTGCCTGGACATGCTGCTGGCGACCAGCGTCTTGCCCATCCCCGGACGTCCCGCCATGACCACCAGATCGCCGGGCATGAAGCCGCCATCGAGCACATGGTCGAGGTCCCTTAGCCCCGTTGCCATCAAGCCTTCAGGTTTCTGGCCGGCATACGCGCGCGCCATCTTGTCGACAACGCGGGTGCTGATCTGGTCCATCGTCTTGAAGCCAGATCGCCGCGGGTCCATCCGCGCCAGCGTGTCGTTGAGCGCCTGCATCGCGTCGCCGATGATGGTTTTCGGCATTGAACCAGGTTGCTGGGCATCAACCTTGAGTGCATCGCACAGACCGGCAACGCAGCGCTTAGCCCAGGCCTCCCGGATCTGCCGCGCGAAGTCCAGGACATAACCGGGCGGGCACCACTGATCTGTGATCAGGCTTGCGAGATACCCCGATAAGGTAAGGCTCGGTGCGACCTCGGGATTGCCGAGCAGACCGATCAACGTCACATTGTTTGACGGGCTGCCGGCTGCCGCAAGCTCCCCCATCGCCTGCCAAATGGTTGAGTTCCATCGCTCGATAAACTGATCGGCGTTCACCGCAGTCGCCGCGGCACCATACGCTGACGACGACAACAGGCAGCAGCCAATGAAGGCTCGCTCAATATCGACGGCGTTTTGCTCGTTCTGGGTCAGTGCTGGTAGTGTCATCAGCGATGCCGGAGCGCATTCCCGTGAACGGCGTTTTTGGTCGTCCCGTCGGGCACGAACTCGGCGAGAAACCGCGACCAGGCGCGTCCAGCGGCCAAAGCATCCTTGATATCGCGGCTCACCTCAAATCGTTCGCGGTGCTCGCTGTACTCGCGTAGATGACGTTCGACCCTGGTTTCCAAATGCGTGATATCTGCGCTCATGGGCGCGCCTCCGCTTCCAGTGTCGGATCGATCCAGAGCGCAAGGCGCTCAAGCCCTTTGGCGCCCGCAACGCTTGCGCGCAGCAGCGCCTTAGCGAGCGATCGGCGAGTTCGCTGCTTCCAGGAGACGCTCGAGCCGTGCAATTCTGTTTCGGAGTTCGGTGAGTTCATTATCGGTCCCGGCATTCTGCGTCGGCTCGGCAAGAGCCCGAAGCTGTTCGACTTCCTCGGCCCGGATACGCACGCGCCGGTCTCGGTACCAAACGTCTCGGATACGGCCCGGAGACCATCCCGTCAGCTTGCGCTGCAGGCGCCGGAACACACACTTGACGGACTCGCCGGCCTCGCCGTTTCCAGCGAGTTGGCGCAGCAGGCTCGAGGCCTCATCCAATGTCGTTGTTCGGCTCATTTCCGATGCCTTGTCGGATTTTTCCGATGCCATCCGTGGTTCTCCTGTCTCTCGAAAGGAGAGGCCCACGGATGGCTTGGGTACACCTAAAGCAACACACGCAACGCATACTGGAGAACGTCGACCCGTCGTGTCGGTCTGGAAAACTCAACGACGCGTCGAAAACGGAAAGCAGGCGCAGCGATCATGCGCGCACCTCAGAAGGATCTTGCAATGAAGGTTCAGAGACATCGCCGGCAGCCGGCGCCACGGACGCGCCAGCTTCATCTAGCTCTAGCGATTGCGCGGTATCGGGCGTGGGATGCTGATCTGATCGAGAAGCACGGTCCGCTGTACTATCGGCGGATGGGCTTTTCGGTACATTAGCGGACCATAGGTCCGGGCGCGTCGACGTCCGGGGCACAAGACCCTGTGTCGCAATTTCGATTTGGATGGCCATCCTCGGTGAAACCGAGCCGCGCCGCTTCGCGGCCCATACGGCATTCTGCGAATATCCGATTGCTCTGCTGAGGCTCGTTTCCGACCCCCCACACGCCGCAATGGCTTGGGCCAGCAGCACGGGGAAGTTGCTATGAGGAGATCTAACCATGTGGGTTGATTAACCCATATCTGGGTTAAATACAACGCCAGCCGGGCGTTTATCCACCCAATTCACCCAATAGTCACCCACCCACCGATGTGTTACACGGGCTGAATGGCCAAGAAACCTAATCCGCCACTGCTCGAAAGCCCGCTAGATTCGCGCTCTACGGCCGCGCCTTACATCAAAGAGATTCGCGAGCGCCTGGGTTGGTCACAGGCCGATTTGGCAAAGCTCGCAAAGACGAGCCAGCAGACAATCGATCGCATCGAGCGTGGGGAAACGCTGCACTCCCGCGCATTTCCAGCCATTATGGAGGTTCTGCGGTCTCACGCAGTACCAACTCCAGCTTGGACGGAGCCAAAGATTATCGAGCCGCCGGAGCACCCTGCCACCTCGTCATACCGGCCCCTGCGCGAGTCATTTTTGCCAACCAGCGAACTGAGCATGCCGGCCTATGAATTAGCGGACGGAGGCCTACTGAAATTCACTCGCTTTGACCCCCCTCAGCGCGATCGGAAAACTAAATTCTCATACGAGATTAGCGTCATGACGGCGGATTTTGCGCCGGAAGTGGGCAGGTTGGACGTGATCTACGTTGATCTGACCGCGACGCCGCGCGTTGGCGATCTGGTGGTGGCCTACAAGCGGTGGGATCCCTACATCGAGCAGGTTGACGGCGTTGAAGGCGTGCCCGGTCAACGAATTGCGCTATTTCGCATAAGCGAATGGGCCGTCTACCAAAAGGTGGCTGCGTCGATTGGCGACAAAAAATCTGATCAGATCAATTTGGTCGGCTGGGAAGTGCACAAGGTTGCCGCGCTAATGAAAGTCCTCGCGGAATAACACAGAACTGGGTTGACTAACCCACATCTGTGTGAGATTGTATGCTCCTGTTTTTTAGCGACGGGGGCGTCACTTGCAGCTTCAACCTTCTTCGTCCCAATCCAGCGCGCAGCTCGCGTCGCAAAACCCTTCCTCGCAAGAAGGGATTTCACCTGACGACCGCCTGCCAACGGCCGCGGAGGTCCGCAGTTTCAAGGCGAACAACGCCGCCGCGGCCTGGGACCACCTGACGCCCGAGCAGCAGCGCAAGATCGGCGCCCTCGCTGTCGAGCTCGCCACCGTCGGCGGCAGCACCAAGTTCGATCTCGGCTGGACGCTCAAGCAGCTCGACGCTGCCTACGATCGCACCGACGCGCTACTCCAGCACTTCTACGAGCAGACCGAACCTCTCTGGGCCGACTTCTACGGCTGGAGGGCGCAATGATCCGCTCCCAAGCTATCAGGCTGATCGGCGTCGACGACCGTTTCACCGAGACGGGTCACGTCGTGGTCGAAGTCGGCGGCGCCTACCCCGAAGTGGTGATGTTCAACGGCGATGCCTTCATCGCCACCGGTGATCGTCCCACCATTCCGGATCCGACCATACCGCTGCAGTACCGCAAGGTGCGTCCCTATCGCTTTGTGCGGAGGGCGCTCCCGTGAGTTCGCTCGACCACCTGCAGATTTCTCAACCGCCTGCGGATTTCTCGACCGCCTGCGGATGTCCGATGCTCATCGAGACCATCAGAACGGGGCTATGACAATGACCGGAGCTACCACCACTGCAGAATCCAGCCAAGCCGCGATCATCGACTTCGGCCAAATCGGTAAGTCACGCCCGCCGCGCCGCAACGTCAAGAAGCGTCCGGATCATCTCGACGCGGATCTCATCGAAAGCTGCATAGAATGCGCGATGCAGATGGCCGCCGGAAAGGCGCCATATAAGATTGATCCAACCGACTCCGAATTTGCCGCCTTCTGCGACGACATCTGCCGGTCGCGCGCCGATCGGGCACTTCGCGCAATCCTTGAAATGAGCCCGTCCACGTTAGACGGACTTCGCGCGAAGGCCGGACTTGTCGAAGCCGTCGTGGACGACTGGACGGACTTTCCCGGTGGGATCCAGCTCGACGAACTGCAGACCACGCTCCTCCTTTCACTCGCGAAGGACGTCATCCGCTTTCAGCGCGCGGCGATGATCGAAAAGACATCGCATCTGCCAATCACCAGCACCTGACGGAGGTTTCGCTATGCTCAACCAAAATGCCTCCGCACCGGCCCCCGTGTTCGTGCCGCCGGTCTTCTTAAATACTTGCACCACGGCGAAAGCGCCAAATAGTGCAGCGGCACGGCCGAAGAAATTCCCTGAGCCTTCTCACGCTCTCAAAAATCAGAGCTCGTTCAGCGATATCCTCTACAGCGACACGCGCAAACGCGCAGTGGCATTCATTCGATCGATTAGGAAGGCGAGGAACGGAGATCGTTCTGCGCCCATTCTGTTTCGAGACGCACGACGCGCATTTCGCGACTTGGTGACCGCCAAGAAGCAACTTCGGAGCAAGAAAAAGGAACTACCTCAGAACCGGCAGTTAGATTACCCGATCGTTCGCTTGAGCGCAGGCGAAGAGACCAGCTTTCCCAGCGAGATTGTCCGGTTCTACGATAGGCGAATCAAGGACGCACGAGATCGCGGCTGGAGCGATATCCTTTTTTTGAAGGAGCGAAAGATCCAGCAGCTGAAGTCTCTCAAGGAACTGACTGAAGCTTTGATCGAAGATCAGCGTCATTCCGGCCTCTATGATCTACGCATAGAAGTCGAAGCCCGCAGATGGGCACTCGACAAATTGATGTTCGAGGCATGCTGCACTGTCCGACTTGATTCTCGTCGCGATTGCAACGAGGCCGCCAGCTTTATTCTCTTCATGGCACGGATAGATCAGGCATCGAAATTAGCGTGCGCCTGCGCCATCAATCCTTATCAGCTCGCAGCAATCAGCAGACGTCTCGCGAGGCGGCTTGCGAGTTCGCGCTCATGAATAACCCGATGTCAGCGCCGCCCATGGCGGGCGCGATGGTCCCTGCCCCAGGATCATCGCGCCCGTCCCCTGCGCCTCAGGACCCCGTGAACCTGAAGCTGGACCTGCTCGTCCACTCGCTCACGGAAGCGAGGGAGGAAAGCTTTGCGCACTGGCGTGCGACCCGACGCCTGATCTTGCTCGCCACGATCGTCTCGATCGTGGTGCCAGCGATTTTGGTCGGGGTGCTGCGATGAGCAAATCATCGTCGGAAATCGATCAAGATGCCCCTATGAGGCTTGCAGACGCCGTCAGGATCGCCTTTCCTAAAGGCGGCATGACGGTCGCCGGACTGCGGCGCGAAATCAACCGGGGCCGGCTGATCCCTGAAAAGATCGCCGGCAAGCACTTTGTGACCTTGGCCGGTATCGAGGAGATGCGAAGGAAATGCCGCGTAGAAGCAAAGGAGCCCGGCTCGAGCTTCGTCCTGCCCGGCGCGACGCCTCCGGAAGGATCACTCACCGAGCAACCTGGATCATCCGAGATGGCACCAAGTATCGCGGCACAGGATGCCTTGAGCATGAAGTTGCAAAGGCTGAGCGAGCGTTAAAGACCTATATCACCGGCAAATACTCGCCACAGCGCAAAGAACGGGACATTGACACGATCCCGATCGCCGACGTGCTGTCCATCTTTGTCGATGATCGGCCGGACCTGTACGGCGACGACGCGCCCGATTCCAAGAAGTACGTTTCCAGGATGAAGCGCCTCAACGCCTTCTGGGGCAAGCTCATGCTGGGCGACGTCAACAAGGCGAAGTCTAACGAATACGTCAAGGAGCGAGGCAACAAGGGCGGAGCTCGCCGCGACCTCGAAGATTTGCGATCAGCAATCACCCACCACGCAGACGAGGGCCTGCACCGCGGCATAGTCAAGGTGAAGCTGCCGAAGAAAGGTGAGCCCCGCGACGGCTGGTTGACGCGGGACATGGCCGCCAAGCTGATTTGGGTCTGCTGGCGGGCCCGAGAGATCCAGACGGTGCACCGCGGGCCGAACAAGGGGCAGAAGATCGAGACCGAGAAGCGGCCCCTGCGCCATCTGGCGCGGTTTATCGTCATCGGCATCTATAGCGGGACCCGGGCCGGTGCTATCGCCTCTGCCTCGCCGATCGCGGCTATCGGGCGGTCCTTCGTCGACCTGGAGCGTGGTGTCTACTACCGGCGCCGCCAAGGACAGGCGCAGACGAACAAGCGTCAGCCGCCCATGCCGATCCCGCCTCGCCTGCTGGCGCACCTGCGGCGCTGGCACGCCCGCGGGATCATCAAGCGCCATTTCGTCGAGTTCAACGGCCAGCCAGTGGCGTCGGTTAAGACGGCCTTCGCGCGCGCGGTGAAGCTCGCGAAGCTCGGCAAGGGCATCTCGCCGCACACCCTCCGGCACACGGCAGCGACTTGGCTGATGCAGAACGGCACCGAGCCATGGCAAGCCGCCGGCTATCTCGGCATGTCAGTCGAGACACTGCTGAGGGTCTACGGGCACCACCATCCCGACTTCCTGGCGGACGCTGTCGAGAAGATGACGGCGAAGCCAAAGCGGCGATCTACCGCCACAGCTACGCCACAGAAACGCAGTGAACAAACCGAGACGAACGTTATCAAACTGCCGAAAAAATCGTGA